TAGCTCCAACGGGCATGGCAGAAAGAGCCATGATTGTAACCAGGACATCATCCACATAGAGTCCCAGGGTATCCGTTACGTTCAGGGCTTTCACCGTGTAAGTACGGGTTACCCCATCATCCCAAGGGACTGTTGCCGTCAAAGAAGGGGGTGCCGTCAATGAAGACCTGACCACTACCCGTCCTGGATTCCCCATGAAATCCAGGTAGAGAGGGTGAGGATTTCCAAAGCTGTCTACGGCACAGCAAACGAAAGTCAGACCGCAACGGTTGTCCGTGTCAAAGGTAGTACTCTGGGCACTGAGACGTGTCTCTACGATTTTGGAACCACCATGGGGTACAAACTTCTGGTTGACCCCCCATGACTCATCCCCAGTACGGGAAAGAATCTGGTAGGTGTCTCCCTGTACTATTCTTGGAGCTACAGGGTTGGTAGCTCCCGAAGGATCATCTCGCAACCAACCTTGTACAGCATAGGTTTCCTGTCCATCCAGGGAAGTGTAGGTACTGGAGGCCAAGTACTTGTTGCCAGTACCACCAATGGAATAAGCCAGTGCCCCAAGTCGAGCTACACGCTTGGTATCCCCAAGAGTGAATGTAATCCCTGAACCTGAAGAACACATGGGAGAGGAAAGCTTGGCTTCAGACGAGACATACCACCGGCTATTGAGGTTGGGGTCAATGTGAGTGTACTCAAATCCCCGAACCTGTACGGTGTGGACATTGATATCTCCAAAGACTACCCCTGAGTAACCATGATATGTAGTAGGGTACCAATCATTGGGGTCATCTTCAGGAGGCCCAGACAAGGATACTTGAATAGAGTCTCCCCTGGTGATGAGTCTCTCCCGTGAAGAGAGATACCGAAGGAAAGACCAAGAAGAGATGTTGGTCTGTGTGCGGCCGAAAGACCCCCAAAAGACTCTCCCTGTTTGTCCTAGAGGGATACCCAGGAAGGCAGGGGACACAAGGGTAGGTACACCAGACGTGACAACGAACGATCCCGAGGGCTCCCCAGAGAACTTGACTTCCAGGTTACCTGTGCTGGTATCGGCAATGAGCCTCCAGGTAGCGTAGTTATCCCACTCAACATCGAAGTACAGGGTGATGTCCCGATTCCCGTACAGATGATAGTTTGCAGGGAACGGGGTAGTGGTAACAATCGTGAGCTTGGTACGGTCTTCAGACAAAGACCAGTAAGAGACAGTGTAGACTCCCGTCTGACTACCTGCCAAAACTTGGAACTTGATCCCATCTGGGAATGGGATTGGTAGGTTTGTTACCAGGACTTCAACTTGGTTAGATCCTACAATGGTCCCGCTGGCCCTGGGACCGATAGCCCAAGAAGATGCTAAAGAGGCATCTCCCGGCCTAACCAGGATTCCTACATGACGTAGAGCATTGATACGAAGTGCTCCCGTAAAGTAGGTCCGGTTGTTGTCATGGAAGCCGAAGCCAACCCCGGTAAAGACACCGGAGGGTATTGCCTGGGATACCCGGATTCTGGCTGCAACGTAAACTCTAGTCCCGATAGGGAGAGTGACTTCTTCAGACCAGTAAGCAGGCTCAGTTATGCTAGCATCATGGAGATCATACTCCGTCAACTGTACTACCGAGCCCGTAGCATCCCCAGTCAGACCCCAGCCTATCGTTGAAGGATCTTCTCCACTGTAGGATATGGATTCCTCATCCGTATCCGTCTCGGCATACGGGACAGAAACCCATGTGGGACTGTAGTTCAGCTTCAGTGATAAAGGCCGGTTGAGGGAAGCTGTATACCCCCGTTCAAACCCCAGGAACCTGTGACCTACCCGAACAGGATCATGCCCTACGGGCATCCCCAGGACAACACCCATCGGGAAACGGTTAGGTTCTATCGCCCCTAGGGGTGAGCCTACAGAAGGGGAAGTTACATGCCTGCCACACCGATTAGACCAACGATTCAGGGTTAGTCCAGGGGTGTTCAATCCTGCCATCCCAAAGACAGGGGCAGGGAACCAAGTGTAACTCACCGTGACGGTGTGAGCACTAGGGGCAAAGAGAGGGATCGGAGGAGTGACGGTGATTTCCCCTGTGTAGGGGTTGACCGTGTTGACTACCTGTGACACCCCATCCAGGAGAACTGTAACATCCTGGAAGGTGGCTGGGGTCATGTCCCCCCAAGGCTTCACCAAGGGACCGAAAGCCGTCAGGAAGGTGTCTCCTGTCCCAGAGGAGCCGTAAAAGTAATTGGAAACATCTTCGTTGACAACCGAGTTTGGGGTCTTCACCCCAAGGTTATTCAAGGAGATTGTGTAGGACTGCCCAACAGCAAAAGGTGTCAGCATCCGAGGCTTGACCCGGAGGACACCATGAACCGGACGGACACCTAGACCTGGACCAATGGCTACCCCTACAGGACCCCCATCGGGTCCCAGGAGTGTTCCCAGGTAATACGTCCCTGCGTTTGGACCCGAGGCAAAGGTGAGAGTCTCCCCATCATAAAGACTCATCCAAGTCTGGGTAGGGTCTAGGATGTCCCCGTTGAGGACATAAGCTCTACCCGAGAGTCCTGTAGGACTTGTGGTGTAGGGCCGAAGAACAGGATCATTGGAGAACGGAAGTCTTAGTACTTCCTGGATCGTGTACCTACCTGCGTTGGGTCCAGTTGTGATTGTGAGGATTGCCCCAACCCGCACCGAATCAAAGCTTAGAGAAGCATCATGGAAAAGGAACGGATCAAGGGACTCCCCTAGTGTTCCTGTAATTGCTCTCGCACTGGCCCAGTACTTCCGGTACTCATCATAATGGTAGTCTGTAAGGTTACTACTCCATGTGTCCGAGAAGATTGTACCAAGGAATTCCCGGAACAGGTTCCGGTAGGTATACAAGGTGTGGGCAGGCTTCAGTGCCTTGAGTACCAGCCTTGCATTCTTCTCCAGGACAAAGGGTAGGTCCGGGAAGTCAGAGAGAAGATCATGGGTATGCAGACCCGTGTGAAGTGCTGGGTCCAGGTAGGCATTGTCTACCCTAAAACCAGTGACTATATGTATATGGTCAGTCCCGTTGACAGTAGTGACCGTTGTACCACTACCCCCGACACTTACCTGAACCGTATGGTAGTGTGTATCTGTCTGGGGGGCCGTTCTCCGGTACTTGAAGACATTGACCTCAAAAGTGAACCTATCCAGGAGACCCCAAGCCGAGTTGGGGTCAGTGATGTAGGGTGACGTGTCAATGACTTCGAATTCTGCATCCGTCAGAAGGTCTAGGCCCGAGACAAGAGTCTCCAGCTTGGACCCAGTGAGTAGGAGCACCACCATCTGGCGCAAGAACTCACGGTAAGTGACATCCCCATCAATGACCGGGACATCCCCCTTCGGGAATACCAAGTCACCAATGAACTGGAACAGAACTTCAGGCCGAGTGAAGTTGAAGTCTGAGTCTTCGTAGGCATCCAAGACCGAGACTTGGATCTTAGCCAACTGCTCGGCCGCTGCCTGGAACTGGGCGATATAGTAGGGCCCGTTGGTCTGTGCAACGTAGTTAGACGGAAGTGACTGCATGAAAACGGCAAGAATCTGGTCTGCATAGTACCGGATTCTATCCGCTTCTACCTGCCCAACAGGAATGAAGGGGGCCGGGTTCTGGACATCCGAGTCCAAAACCAATCCATTCTCTTGTCTAGTCTCAGCCATGCGAGCCCTCAACCTGTGAGGGGATATAGGCAAACCGTCATGGCTCGAAGGAAAGATACATGATCAAGCTTGCACCTGACTTTGTGAGACAGGACGTAACCCTCACCTTGGATTGAGAAATCTCCGGGTCAATGATCAGGAGTACACCGTAAATCATGTAGTCCTGACGTTTGATTTCCCGACAATCCAATTCCGGGATATGATCAATCTCCCTAACAAAGCTGTCAAAGACCCTCTTGCAACAGGCTACTGAGGTAACTTCAAGGTCCCTTTTGTGTGATTCATCCCAAAGAGGTCTCAAGTCCCTCACTGAAGGAGGCCAGTGCTGGATGATGAAGTGCTCAGTAGGGGTGAATTCCATGGACTACTTTACCCTCATCGAAGTAAAGAAGAATCTTCATCGAAGGTAAATTGGATAACACCAGGGATGAAGTATTCGGCTACACCAAGGCTAATGTCTTTCTCATTGGGGTCATCCGTAGTAATGTATGTTGCTGCGTAAGTAGCATTTGCGGGGGAATCCCCTACAGGGAGTGCCACCAACACCCGATTAGCAGAGATTTCAGCCCTACGGGTAAGAATCTCCGTTGCTGTAATGTACCCCTGAGCAATCAAAGTGGCATCATCGCTGAACCCAGGGATTGCTAGACCACCAGACCCAATGATGTATGCCTTTCCAGGATACGAAGCCAGTAGCTCTGGGTTCGATACCTGGAGAGGCATGACTACGTCATTCTTGTAGACTGCCTTGAAATCTCCAGAAGTCCCACCACCACCGATAGTAGTAGGGGCCGAGAATTCATTGTTCAGAAGCCACACGGCATTGACATAGTTGGACCAACCATCTACCCGCCGAATGTCTCCTATCTGATCGGTTGTAAGGTCTTCCAACATCACCAAAGACCCCGAAGACCGGGACATCTTTGTCAACGGGAGCACCACATAGGACACTCCAATGGACCTACTGAGAATGTCAATGCAGTCCGACCTACGGAAAGAGGCACCGAGTTGAAGTGTAGCCAGGAAACTTGCCAGATCGGCTCTGATACTTGAATCTACCAAGTCCTTGTCGGTTCCTGGGACCAACACAATCGTAGATGTCAGGTCTACCCCAGAGGGGATAGCCTCCTTTACCAATACATCAGCCTGAATGTGCCGCTTCCGATTCACGGCAAGCTGAGTCATTGCTACCAGGACATTGCTCTTGTAGGAGACAGTGAAGTTCTCATTGTACTGATAACTGACCAGTACAGTCTGTCCATCAGTAATGGCAGAGGATGAAGTACGCTTGATGCTGAGAGGGATAGTCTGTGTACCCTCTTCGATGGTGTAATCTGGAGTCCCAGAGGGGTCCCAAGGGCCCCTGTAAGTGACAATGCTTGCTAGGTCAGTGACTACTACTGAAAGGCTTTCAACCCCCAACTTGTTCAGGTACTCAGTGTAAAAACCTAGAACAGTATGTGACTCACTTGTGACAGTGATAAGGTTACCCGTTGGAATTGCTGTGCCACTGACCTGAAGATAGTCTCCTGCCCTACTAGACCTACCGTAATTCAAGGGGGAATCCGGGTGTACCAAGGAATAGAGAGAACCATCCAGGGTACCGGAAACCTCCCCTACCAGAGAAGTAACTTGGCTTACGGGTTGTGTTGGGAATACAAACTTGTCCCCGGTCCTGAGACGGTAATCCCCAAGGAGTACATCTCCGTAGGTTAGGGTCGGTTGTGCTATTGTAATGTCCAACTGAACCGTATCATAAGAGATGAAAGTGACCCCCGTCAGATCAAACCATAGACCCGTGGTAGCATCCCTGAGCCCCATACCTAGGGCTGGGTAGTCCAGCATACCAGCAATCGGGTTTGAAAGAGACAGACTGGAATCAACAGCCCTGAACCGATAATTCGCAGGGTCCCCTACAACCACAAACTGGACATCTCTCTTCTTCTGGTAAGTGAAGGCAAAGGTGTCACTCAAGGTAGAGGGCTGCACACCCCGAACCCAAAGATCAACCATCCCCCCGACATGCCTTCCAGTGGCAGGGTCCAAGTCCCGGAACATGAGGGGGTCACCAGCCGGAACCTCATTGACCTGGATGACTCCAGCCGACTTAGCTACGGTCTGAAGGTACCCCTGTTCAGTACCAACATCTACTGAAGACAGCTTCCCCATCGCTGCCACAGCAAGCTGCCGGTTGGTATCTTGGTCAGTACCCCCAAAGAAATCTGCATCATTGGTGACTGAAAGCCCAGAGGGTGCCCCTGTCTTCAGTTGGTCCCTACCAATGTTTCCGGCACTACCTGGGTTGTCTGCCCGAACTGGAACTCTTACCAAGTACCTCTTTGTTACCGGGTCATAGAAAGAAGCTGCCGTGGCATACGGAATCGAAGCCCCAACCAGCACCCTGAAAGTGACACCATTAGCAGATACAGGGGACCCAAGAGGAATGGTCAAAGTCCTGGTAGGTGTCCTGGTGGTGTAGAAAGTAGCATCCCCTTCGGCTCGATTACCCTGCTGCCGGTACACCCCATAGTTAGAAGCAAGCTTCTCAAATGCCCTGTCAATGACTGCTTGGATGTCAGAGTCAGACGTTAGGAATAGTGCCCTTCCTAGAGCTTGCTTGTAAGGTGCCTGGGATACAGCCAGGGAAACCCCTATGTTTGTAGGGTCATCCAACTGAAGTAGGGTCTCAAAAGAAGATGCCCTGTACACAAAGTCCAGGACAAATCTGATCCTCTCGGCTTCAGATAGGAATGGGTCAATGAAGGTATCCCTGATGACTGATCCCGGTTGGATAGCAATGTCCGTCCGGGTCCGGTAGATAGACAAGACCGTGTCTTGAAGAATCGTCTGACGAGTAGTTATGGGGATACCAAGAGCATTCCCTCTCTGGATGTTTACAGGTGCCCCTACCACTTCAACAGAGTAAGGGCTCTCAAACTCCAGGTTCGTTGCCGGATCATAGTAGAGTGCCGTGGTGATGTAGTATAGGTAATCAGAAGGGTCGATTACCGCAAAAGAGTTGTTGGAGATGGTAGGGGGTATCGAGGAAACCCCAGCTACACGGCTATGCTGGAAACTGTAGTACTTGACAGCTTCCACAGATGAATATGAGATTCTGGCATCTATCCTGGATGTGTTATCCGGGACATCCATGAGACCATTGATATCGGGAGCCGTTGAAAGAGAAGTGCCCGCAATGTTCTCTTGTGAGACTACTGTCAAGAGACGTAGATTGGAAGTCTTTAGAGTAGGGAACTTAGCCTCAATGGTCCCAAACTCTGTAGTCACATCCTCTTGTGCAAAGGTAGTAACAGGGTACAAGTTGATCCGAGAGTATCCCGAAGAACCACCACCGGGAGAAATTGAGGCATAGAAGTTGTAACCAGTGACACGGGTATCACTGAGTCCAGTGAGAGTGATAGTTACAGAGTCATCTTGTCTCTCAACGGTAATCCCGGAAGGAGGGGTACCTAGGGAGTCACTAGAAGATGCTATCAGGTTGATGATTGCTCGTGCAGGATTACTGATTGCACCTACAAGATTGGTAGTCCTGATGAGGACTTCGTTGGGACCGGAGACAAGATCCAAGCCATTCGGATATGCCGAAGGGCTGGGGATGATAAAGCTAGTTGCTGTGAAGTACACCAAATCTGGGTCTGCCGAATAGGCTTGACCCCTGATGGAAACTTCCACAACTGCCGTGTCACTTGGAAGAGTGCCTGTCAGGAACTTAGATGTTGTGGTTGTAGAGAAGATCAGGTCACTTCTCAGCACACCATCAGGACCGTAGATTTGAGTCTGGTTTGCCATAGCTCTATCCCAGAGACAGGTTATTAGTCCCTGCCAATGCTACCACTCCAGGGCTAGTATACACAATTGTGAGGCTCACAGGGTCCCCAGAGAAGTTACTGACTACAACATCGACAATGAAAGCCGTAGGTGCCCCCTCTGGTTGAGTAACATTGATACTCAATACAGAGTACAACCTCTCCTTGGCAGATACGTTCTGGTACTTGGCTTGTTCCTGTTGGACCTTCTGGAAGTTAGCCAAAGCATCCCTGACCGTAGATTTGATTGTCTCGGCCGTACCAGGAATAGCCTTCTGCCCAATCAAAGACCTGAGTACTGTTCCATACCAGGGATGGTAGGGGTTGGATTGAAGGTCCGTCAACATGATTTTCAGGGAAGCTTGATACAGGAGGTTCTCATCCTGTACCATCAGGGCTTCACCCTTTGCATCAAATCCATAATCATTCTCGACGCCCGTAGACCGGCATCGAAGGCAGTACTGCCTGGGCACTGGGTAAGAAACCCTGAAGTATGGGTTGGCTTTGAAGGGCTCAGTGAACTGGAGGGTATACCCCTGTTCTACCGTTCCCTGAATCATGGGACGGCGAAGCAACCTCCACCCAGGGAAGATATTCCTTCCCGCAGCCATATGCTGTTGCCCAAAGCCTAGAGCCGAAGCTGCAAACCCTTGAACATTGACCCAGGAATCCAAACCTACCCTTGTAGTCTCCCGTAGGATGAGCCTCCCTCCCGAAGCTTCCGCCAAGAGACCCATGTTAGGCACCGTGAAGAGAGGGACAAGCTCTGCAACAGTTCGATACCCCACAGTCAAAGCACGGGTCACCGTGCCATTAGGGGTCGTGACCGAAACCGTATTCTCTCTGAGAGGGATACGGAATGGTTCCTTCACGCTCCCGATCAATGTAGCCGAAGAGTAGTAACCAGTAGAGGGGATGAGGTACTGGTCATTGACCAGCACCCTTACCATCCCCGTACCAAAGAGGGGTTGACGAGTTTGGAGAGTAACCCTGTCTGTATCCAGGATTGACTTTTCCCCATCAATGTAATGTGGACACGGAAAGGCCAGTTGGAAGTCTTCGGACATCAGGGTACTCTTACCCCGGATATCATAACACCATCAACGGAGAGAAGGATAATACTTGTCCATGGCATTTTCCCAGATTTCGTTCTGTGCCCAATATGCTGCCTGGATATCCCCTTGTGGGTTGTCCATGTCAACACCATGGGCTTTCAAGAACGCATGAATCTTCTGTGAAGTGAAGAGAGTGTCATAAATCCTACTCATCACAAAGTTGATTCTCTGGCGATCCTGTGGGAAGGATGAGTCAGGGTTAGGCTTGAATCCGAAGGGGATAGCCCCCTTGTTGACATCTCCAACTTCTTTGATGATCCTAGGTTCCACCACCGTTTCGTAGTATTCCTGGACCAAGGCATCTACCTGATGCTGGAAATCCGTCTTGCTCTCGGCAATGTAGCGTTCCAATTCTGCCATGTACACCCTCTCCAGCTTGTGCATGGCAGATTCAATTTTCACAAAGATATCATGTGTGACTCTGTTGATCTGACCCTTCCGGTCCAGCTTGACCACACTCATTGCTTCGGACTGAGCAGGACCCCAGACCTTATTGTTCCCGTCTGTGACCCGCCACATGGCAACCATCTGCCTGTCCGTGTCATAAACCCACAGGAACTTCCATGGGTTATCCGACTGCATTCGGATCACCTTGGCGCTACCGGCCCAAGAAGGATCTTCCGGCTCTGCAAGATCCCCTAGGGGTCCCCCATGAGTGGATAGGGTGTACTTCACACTACTGATAGTAATGGTGGGATTCTTGAACTTCTGCCCAGTGCTGCCAGGGAACTGCAAGAGTGCCCCTGCATATTTGTGAGCTACTCTCTCAGCCATTGCTACGCTATCCATTGCTCTCTCCACATATCTAACAAGGGGTCCCATACCTGGGAAAGATCGAAGGATCATCCTGAAGCCACCTAGACAATAGGCTAGGGTGCTCTTGGCCTTGGGGTAGGACTGTTCCTGAGCCTTCTCCTGGAAGTGTTTGAGAAGGTCCCGGAGACGGTCCACAGCCTGGAACGGGGTGAAGAAGTCCCCACCCATGGATTCCAGGTAGGCATCTGTCTGTACCTTCGGCATCCTCGCTGTAGCCCCAAGCTCACGGGCTACCAGCTTCAGACTTCTAGCTTCTTCTGTGAAGCCGAGAGATGTAGCTGCCAGGGAAAATCCGGCACCTAGATTCCGTAGGAGGGCAAAGATGTGGGGGATTTTTCTAATGGATCGGAGAGAGGGGTCCAGGTGTTGGGCTAGCTGTACCTGGGTATCAATGAGATTTGTGATGGCTACTGAAAGATTGCCCCAATCTGGAGTACCAGGAACCATAATCAGCACCGACTATAGCACTACTAGCCGATGGCTGTCCACTCTTCTTCCCCTGTAGGGGCATCACAGAGAAGGAGGGGGTATTCGGCTTGGGGGTCATAGTCCCTGGGGTGGTCAAAGTCAGGACCACCACCATCAGGGAGGTCTGGGTAGAAGATAGAGTCTATATCATCTACAATGGAGGATACATGGTGTGTGACAGCCCCCACGAAACTAACACCATTCAAAGTCCCACCCATAGCTTGGGGGATCAGCCCATTTTTCTCATTGAAAAGCTGTTCCTTCAGGTCACAA